TATACGCCATCGGGCGGGTCAGCTTCTACTGTGAACGGCGTCTTTGATAATGATTTTATCGAAATAGACGCTGGGGGCGGGATTGGGGTAGCTATGCAACAGCCGCGTTTTCATTGCCGCACTGCAGACGTTTCTAGTGCCGCAGAAGGCGATGCTATCACAATTAGCGGTGTCAGTTACATTATTCGCATTGTGCAAGACGACGGCACTGGAATGACTATTTTCGTATTGGAAAAACAATAGATGGCACACGTTAGAAATCAAATACGCGATGCTATTGTGACCGCAGTGACCGGCCTTACCACGACCGGCACTAATATTTTTCGCAGTCGGGTCTTTCCGTTGGAAACAACAAAGCTACCGGCCTTGTGCGTCTTTACTAAATCTGAGGATGTTGAGTTTGACACTTTACACATCCCGCGTTCTATAAATCGCGTTCTTGATGTTGCTGTTGAAGCATACGTTACAGGCACAGCGAATTATGATAATACTTTAGACACGATTGCGGTTGAAGTCGAAGAGGCTTTATCTGCAGACGTTACGCTTGGCGGCAAGTCAAAAGATTTGCAAGTTATAGCGTTTGAAGCTGATTATATCGGTGACGGTGAGCAAACCGTTGCTGTGGGTCGCTTCACAGTTCAAGTGCAATACCGCACTCTTGAAAATGATGTTGAAACTGCCGCTTAGAAAAGGAAATTTCAAATGGCTACACTTATAGGAAAAGACGGTGTTGTGAAACTGGGAAGCAACGCCATTGGTGAAATCCGGTCTTACAGCATTGAACAGACAATGGACGTTATCGAAGATAGCGTGATTGGCGATACAGACCGCACATACAACGCGGGTCTAAAGTCATTCTCTGGCTCAATGGATGTTTATTTTGATGATACAGATGCGGGTCAGCTTGATGTGCAGGTTGGCGATACAGGCACAATCTCTGTGCAAGTTGAAGGCGACACATCTGGCGACCACAAACTATCTGGCTCAATCTTGGTAACAGGCCGCACAATCACAGCATCTTTTGATGGTATGGTTGAGGCATCTGTGACTTTCCAAGGGTCAGGCGCACTTACTGAGGCGACCGTTTCTTAATGTCGCTGGGTAGTAAAATCGCTGAAAAGCGCAATAATGTTCAGCGGCGCACAATCGAAATCTCAGAGTGGGGTGACGATGCGCCGTTGTCTATTTATGTTTCGCCGGTAACTGGCGGTGATATCGACAAGTTGCAAAGAAAGCACAAAGACTTTCTGAACAATATGACAATCGCCGGAATGGTTGATTTGATTATTGCAAAAGCAGAAGACGCAGACGGAAACCGTTTGTTCACTCTTGAAGATAAATACACCTTGCTGGCCGAGCCTGTTGACCTGATTGCAATTATTGCAGCGCAGATTTTTACTGATGCTAAAAGCATTGAGGAACAGGAAAAAAACTAAGAGACGATCCGTTTCGGCTTAATGTTATGGCCTTAGCGGATCGGTTACACAAGACGCAGTCAGAAATTGAAGAGCTATCATTATCAGAAATGAATGAATGGTTCGCATATTTTAAGGTGTTAGAAGATGGCAGAACCAAATCTTAAAATACCCATTACCGCTATAGATAAAACGCAACGCGCATTCGGGACGGTGCGTAGTGGGTTAAAGCGTGTTTCTGGCTCAATCTTAAACGTCAAAACTGCGCTGGGTGGCCTTGCAGCCGCCGCTGGCATAAAGATGTTTGCGACCCAGATTGATGACCTTGCTAAAGCATCATCACGCCTTGGCATCACTGTGAATGAATTACAGTCATTACAGTTTGCGGCATCTCAAACAGGCGCATCATCAGAAGAACTTGAAAAAGGTCTAACGCGTTTTAGTCGGTCAATCTCTGAGGCATCATCAGGTATCGGCACCGGCCTTAGGGCATTTGAAGCATTAGGCGTTACGGTAACTGATACGGCTGGCAACTTACGACCGACTAATGAGCTTTTAAACGAGGTTTCAGACCGTCTTGCTACAATAGAAAGCCCAGCCGACCGTGTTCGCATAGCGTTTGACCTGTTCGGGCGTTCTGGTGTTAATCTGGTCAATACGTTGCAGAATGGCTCTGGTGAATTAACAAAACTGCGTGGTCAGTTTAACGCTGTGACAATGGAGCTTACAGGCCCACAAGCAGAAGCGGTCGAAGCGGCTAATGACCGATTTGATAAGCTGGGCCGCATTTTAGGGTCTATCGGTCAACAGATAACCGCAGTTCTATTGCCGGTTCTTGCAAAGGTTGGCGAGTTTATTGTTGTCAATATCCTTAAAGCGTTGAACGCGGCGACTAGGGGTATTCGCAACTTTTTAAATGCGATTATAGACCTTGCCGGTCAAGCTGGCATTGAAATGGGAAAATTAACATTTGGCGAGGGGCTAAATGAAGAACTAGACCGCATCATATTTAATTTAGAAAACGCCGGAAAAGCTAGTAAAGACGCAAATGGCAATTTAAAGGTTCTTGTGAATACGTCAAATGCCGTTGCTGGTGGGTTTGAGCGCGTCAACAATATGGCGGCAAAGACTTTAGCAACATATGATGAATTTGGCGATAAGATAAGCCTGTTAAAAGAAAAGACAGACACATCCAGAACGGCCTTGCAACAGTATGAAGATGCAACCCTAGATGTCAGAGATGCATTGCAGAAAACAGCGGTTGATGGACTAACATCAATGGAAGATAGTTTGCTTGGCGTTGTTCAAGGCACTATGTCAGCAAAAGACGCTTTCCGGTCAATGGCGCAGTCTATTCTTGCTGACTTGGCGCGGATTGCAATCAGGCAACAAATCACTGGAAAAATAGCTGGTTTTCTTCCAAACCTTTTCGGCGGCGGCGCAACCGGCAAAGCAATCGGCGGGTCTGTTCAGCGCAATCAGCCTTATATGGTCGGTGAGCGTGGACCAGAAATGTTTGTACCTAATCAGTCAGGCTCTATTGTGCCTAATGGTCAGGGCGGCGGTAATGGCGTTGTTGTTAATCAGACAATAAACCTATCGGCTGGCGTATCTCAGACCGTCAGAACAGAAGTTATGAATATGATGCCGCAAATCCAACAAGCCGCAGTGTCAGGCGTTCTTGATGCAAAGCGCAGGGGCGGTTCATTTAGCAGCGCATTTGGGGCTTAGATATGGCTATTACTTACCCTTTAGCATTACCAACCGGCGGCGTTGCAAGAATTAACCTTGTAGCGCGAAACACAATCGGCGTTAGTTCTTCACCCTTCACTTATGCACAACAGGTTTATAAGCATCAGGGGCAACGCTGGGAAGCAGACATCACATTGCCGCCTATGAAACGCGCAGATGCGGAAGTGTGGATCAGCTTTTTTATGAAGCTATACGGGCCTTATGGCACGTTTTTGCTTGGCGACCCAAACGGCGCAACAGCAAGAGGCACAGCATCATCATCGCCTGGCACACCGGTTATAAACGGCGCATCACAAACAGGCAACGAGCTTGCAATAGATGGCTTGCCAACTTCTGAAACAGGATATTTAAAGGCAGGGGATTATGTTCAAATCGGCACAGGAACAAGCGCACAGCTTTATAAAGTGCTTGATGATGTTGATACAAACTCGTCAGGGGAAGCAACTTTGCAGATATGGCCTGATTTGCGCTCAAGCCCTGCTGATGGTGCCGCCGTTGTTGTGGCTTCTGCAAAAGGTCACTTCCGGTTAAGCACATCTACAACTGATTGGCAAATCAACAGCGCAGGGTTTTATTCAATGACCTTTGGAGCGATTGAGGCACTATGACCAGAAGTCTAGGAACCAACTTTGCAAATTCTCTAGCGGCTGATGAAATTCAGCCTTTTTTTGCTGTTGAAATGGATTTTTCCGGCGGTGCTATTCGCTTGTGGGGCGGTTATGGTGATTTGACTATAGGCGGTGACACTTACACTGGCGGGGCTGATTTTCTAAAGATATCAGAAGTTGATGAAACATCTGAAATCAAAGCGGCTGGCATTAGTGTTCAGCTTTCAGGCATTCCGACAACACTTATTGCAACCGCATTGACTGAGGCATATCAAGGGCGCGATATTACGCTTTATTTTGGCAC